TCGAACCCGTCAAATGCGACCAGTGCCATGCTTAGTGTCCGTGCGGCAGGTTGAGCGCGCCGTTTCGCGTGGCGTGCCACATATAGCTCTTGAAGGCGGCCGACTGCTGGCGCATCTGCGACGCGCTCTGACCGCCGTCGCCGCCCGAAAAGCGCGGCGAATAGTTGAGGTTCTGCGTCGTGTTGCCGCCGCCGATGCCGCCGCCGCGCCGCATGCCCTCGGCGAAGGTCTGCGGGATCACCATTTCGCCGGCATGCAGGTTGGCCGGCATGTCGCGCGGCAGGTTCCAGGCGCCGACCGCCAAAGCCGCCATCGACGCGAAGCCGGACAGTTCGCCATACGTCGTCGCCGCCACGCCGGGCGCCATCGCCCAGCCGACAACCGGGATCGCCGCCACCGATGCCCCCGCCGCCGATGCGCCGACCGCCGCATACGACATGCCTTCGGCAACATTCGTCGCGCCCTGCGCGGACAGCGCCGCCGCATCCGCGCCGGCCTGGATCGTCGTGCGCGTCCCCGTGCCCGCCGTCGTCGCCGCCGTCAGCCCGAGTTCCGAGGCGATCCAGCGCGCCACGCGCATCAAAAAGCCGGCGTTCTCCGCCGCCGCCCCGCCTGCCTGGATGCCGGTGCGCGCCGCCGTCCCCGCCGCCGTGGCGGTGGTCTGCATCGCCTGCGCCCACAAAGCCTTGGCGACGGTCCAGGCTTGCAACCCGGCCCATTCCAGCGCCGCCTTGACCGCCATCGTGGCGTATTCGGTGACGATGTTGCCGGCCATCTTGACGACCGCCTGGTGCATCGTCTCGGTGCCGCGCATCAGCGCGCTCACCTGTCCCGAGATCGCGTTCTCGAACGGCCCGAGATACGTGTTGGCCCGGGCGGCGTCGGCGGCGACCGCCTCGCGGTGCAGCTTGGCATCCTCGGCCGCCCACTGCCGCGTCATGGTGATGATCTTGTTGTAGAACTCGGTGTAGGCCGCGGTGCCTTCCTGCAACGTCGCCAGGGTGGCCTGCGCCATGCGCAGTTCCTCGGCGTGCTGCGCGTCGGCGAAGGCGCGCAGATCGGCGATCTCCTTGTCCTTCGACAGCTTGCCCTCAAGCACCGCCTCGTCGTCCAGATCCTTTCTGATCTGGAACTCGGCCTGATCCTGGCTGCGCTTCTGCTGCAAGGTCTGCTCGCCGACGCGCGCCAGTTCGGCGGCGTGGGCGCGCTCCAGCGCCTCCTCCTTCTTGACTTCGTCCTGATAGAGCTTGGAGCGCTCGCCGAGCGCGGCGCGGATCACGGCGAGCTTCTGCCGCTCGATCTCCATGACTTTGTCGTAATTGTCTTTCTCGGCTTCCTGCTCGCGCGACAGTTCCGCCAGCTTTTCCTGCAAGCCCTGCCTGGCCGCCGCGATGCCGCCGGCCAGCGACTCCTTTTGCAGCGACAGCCGCGCCTGATTGGCGCGTTCCTCCGCCATGAGGACCTGTTCCGGCGTCTTGGCGATGGTCTTGGCGGCGTTCTCCCAAAACGCGACGCGCTCTTTGTTCAGCGCTTCCTCGCGCCCGCGTATGGATGTCGCGTTGGCGCCGACCTTGACGAGAATCTGATCCAGCGCGGCCTGCTGCTTCTGCGCCCAGGCCGCATCGCCCTGCGCCTTCCACATGGCGATCATGGTGTTGCCGTTATCAACCGCCTGCTGCGCCTGCTTTACCGCAGCCGTGTCGTGCGCCGCTTCCGCCGCCGTCAGCGCGCGCACCGCCGCATCGCGCCGCGCCGTGATCTCGACCAGTTCGCGGTTGTGCGCGGTCAGTTGGATCACCGCCTCGTTGTCGGCGGTGGCCTGCGGGTCCTCGGCCTTCTTCTGCGGCTGGAAGTCGCCGAGCTTCATCACCGGCCCGGCGGCGTCAACATTCGGCACATTGCCGCTGCCGCCGCTGGCGATGTCGGCGGCAACCGCCGCCCGCGCCGCGCGCTGCTCTTTAAGCTGTTGGGTGACCTGATCCAGGGTCGGCAGGTTGGTCGCCAGCAAGCCTACGCCGATGCGGTATTTTGCGACATCGTCGATGGCGTTCGCCCACGCGCTGGCCTGATCGCCGACCAGCAGGTGCTGCTGCTCAAGGTAGCTCTTGAGCGAGCTTGTCGAGGCCATGATATGCGAAAGTTCTTCGCTGGCCTTGTCGCCCCAGTTGAGGAACATCTGCGAGCCGAGCGCTTGCAGCTTGTCCTTCACGCCGTTCGCCGCCTCGGGCAGGGTCGTGATCGCGGCGGAGATGTTGACCGCCTCGCGGCGGCTGACCAGCCCGACTTCCGTCATCGCGTCCGCCGAGGCGCGGATCGTCGCCGCCGTCTGCTGCGGATCGCGCCCGCGCATCGTCGCGGCGTTCATCGCCTCGTTGATCGCGGCCGTGGCTTCGTGCGCGCGCATGATCAGCGTCACGAACCCCGCCGCAACGACGCCGAGCGCAGCAGCCCCCGCCCAGCCCATCGCGGTCATCTCGGACGCGAGCTTCACGATCCGCGAAGTCAGGCTGCCGGAGTATTCCAACAGCACCAGCAGCGTGCTCGGGATGCGGCTGTAATTGCCCATCATCGCTTCGTGGCCGAGCACGATGAACTCGTGGCCGAGCATCGCGACGCCGTGCCGCGAATGCTCGGCGGCTTGCGGGATATCGCCGTCGAGATACTGGCGCAGCTTGCCTTGCGTCAGCCGGGTTCCCTGTTCCTCGAAGAACGCGAACGCATCCGCCGCGCTGCGCGCCGCCGTCTCGGTCTTGCCGAAGTCCGTCGCCAGCCGGTTGACCTCGGCGCCGGACTGGATCGCCTCGTTGCGCAGCTTGATTAAGGTCGCAAGGATCGCCTCGGCCGACACCGCGGCGCCGCGCTCGGCTGATTGCAGCGCCAGCATCGACGCCCGCATCCGCTCGGCGGACGTGGAATTGGTATTCAGCGCCGCGCTGAACCGTTCGATCTGATCCGGATCAAGGCTCTTGATGAAGCTATCGGCGGCGGCCGACTCTTCGATCAGCGCCTGCGCGCTCTTGGTCGTCGAATAGCCGAGCTTTTCAAAATCGATGGAGGCGGCGGCGGCACGGTTGCGGGCGGCGTCGAGCGCACCGATCTCGCGATCCAGGCGTTGCGCGGCGGTCTCGGTGGTATCGGCGAGACTCATCAGCGATGCGCGCAGCTTATCGACTGAGTCGGTATTGTCATCCATCAGCCCGCGCATGCGCGCCGCGAGCGACGGGTCGAACTTCTGCGCAAACACGGCAAACGAGTCGGCGGCGTCCTTGGCGCTGACGCCGGTCGCGCCGAACGCCGTCGCCAGCTTGTTCATCTCGGCGCCGGTGACGACGGCCTCGTTGCGCGCCTGCGCGACCGCCATCATCGCGGCGCCCATCGTCACGGTCTGGCCGCGCGCGGCGGCTTCGACGCGCAGCATCTCGGCGCGCAGCACGTCGGTCGCGGTTGCGTCGGCCAGAATCGCTTCGCGGAAGCGCGTGCGCTCACCCGAGGTCAGCGACGCCCAGAAGCGTTGCGCCGTGATCGACGCATCGACCAGCCCGGCGCTGACCGTCTTGATCGTCGGCGACATCGCTTGCAGCGTGGTGCCCGCCGCCGCCGCCGCCGCGCTGGCCTGACGAAAGCCGGCGGTCACCTGCGCGAGCGTCGGCACCGCCGCGCCGAAACCGGCCTGGAACGACATCGCGGCGGCACCCGCCGCCTTCATCGCGCCGCCGCCGCCTTCCGCCGCCACCGCCGCTTCCTTGAGCGCCTTGGCGGTCAGCATCGACCCTTCGCCGGTCACCAGCCAGTCGTTGTTCAGCCCTTTAAGGCCCTCGCCGAGCGTATCGACGGCCTGCTTCAGGCGATACGTCGCCGTCGTCGGATCATTGAGCGAGCGGCTGTAGCGCGCCATCGCCGTCGCCGCTTTGTCCATCGACGCTGCGGCACGATCCGCGGCCCCGGTGAGCGCTGAGGCGTCGCCGATGATGTTGACCCGAACGGTGTCGCCGCCGCCGCCGCTGCTTCCGCTCATGTGCTCAACACCGCCGGTTTGCCGGGCTTTCCGCCGAGGCTCTGGAAAAGGGTCATCAGCGCGCCGGTCGGCGGCGGCGGACGCCGGCTGCGGGCTTGTGCCGCCGGGCGCACCTCATCGCTGTCGGGGGTCGGCTTGAAGCCGAGATAGCCCGCCGCCAGCCATTCGACGCGCGGATGCCGCCGCCAATGCCGCTGCAAGGCCATGTAGCGCGGGATCGTGGTGCGCCGGTACACCCGATCCCAGCAACCGCCCTCTATGCCGTGCGCAGCGAGTTCGGCGACGAGACGGTCCCATTCAACAGGGGCGGCGTCAGGCTCGTCGCCGCGGATTCCCCCGGCGGCGCACGGCCGATCAGACCCGAGGTATCCATCAGCAGCGTGCAGGCTTGATGGATCCCCGCGAACTCGGACGGCCGCAGCCGCTGCGCGAGAAAGTCGTGCGTCGGCGGGGGCTTGGTCAGCGCCAGCGACGCCACGATGACATCGAGTGCGGCGTGCGTCTGGCTGATAAAGTCGGCACCGGCACTCTCGACGGCCGCCGTTGCTGCGTCGAGCACCTGCTGCGCTGCGATCAGCGCGGCGGGATCGTCGCCGGCTGCGCTCAGGCGCAGTTGCGCCTGCTGCACCGCCTGATTGAGCGCGCCCATGCGGCCGAGCCGCTGGATATGCGGCCAGGCGCGCTCCAGGCAGTAGAAGCTCATCGGCGGGCAGAGGTATTCTTCCCCGCCGATGGTGACCGCGATCGGGTCCTCGATCATCACAGCGTCGTCGAGATGCTGATCGGATTGCCGCCCGAGCCGGAGAACGCCTGGAAATCAAATTCCTCCATGACGTAGTCGTCGATCTTCGTCGGCATGGTGAACTTGCTGCCGACGCAATAGGGCATCGTGATCGTCAACTGATTGCCGCCGTACTGCTGGGTGAACGTCGCCGAGAATTTCGGCGTGTTGCCCATCAGCGGATTGCCCGACTGCATCGTGAAGCCGCTCGCCGAGGCGGTGTAGGTGTAATCGATCAGCACCGCCGCGCTCGCGTCGCCGGAATAGAACGTATAGACGCCGGTGCTCGCATTGACGCTGTACTGGCCGATCGCGGTGACACTGGAAACCAGGGTGAACGGCAGGCCGGTCGCGAGGTAATGCACGCCGAGATCGCCAGCGAAATGCGCGGCGTTGGTCACCGTGATCGTATAGGTGCTGGCCGCCGGGACGCTGTCGGCTTCCTGATAGACGCTGAGCGTCTGACCCGTCGCGATCGTGCCGCCGAAGAACACCGCGTTGGCGATCGGCGCGGAAATCTGCGCCAGCTTGGCCTTGCCCTCGATCTTGACCTTGCCGCGCGCGACATCGAGCGCGAACTGGTTCTGCCCGAACAGTTCCTTGATCTCGCCCGAGAAGTCGAGTTGCAGATCCTGGAACGCGCCAAAGCGGATCGGCCCCTGGCCGGTGATATCCGTGCGCGTGGTGTAGAGAAGGCCCGACCCGAAACCGAACTGCATGGAAAACTCCTGTCTGTTAGGGCGGCATGATGCGGATGGGCACTACGGCACCGCCAAGCCCCGTCGTGTCGGTGTCGCCGGTTTCCTTTATTACGGTCCCTTCAATTCGTGCGTAATGCACTAAACCGCCCAGGGTGCACAAGTTCCGGCCGATGTCGTCGATCGTCAGCGCCTTCTCGATGGCATCGAGAATCGGATTGATGATCGTCGATCCCGAGACCGTGGTGTCGGGATTGGTGAAGACGATGACGATCCACGCCTCCCACAGCCGCTTGTCGGGCAGGCCGGTCTGGTTCCTGGCGATCTCGGGCTGTTCCCATTGCATCAGGCAGGGCAGATCGCCCGGCGGCACCATTGCGGGCAGCGTGAAGCGGCGCGTCGAGACGGCGATGCCGGGCACCGTCTGCATGCGCGTGAACAGCGCGCGGAACACCAGTTCGCGCAAGGTCAGCGGCGGCGTCGTCACCGTGCCCGAGGCCGTGATGGCGGCCTGGTCGGCGACGGCATTGAGATAGGCGCGCACGATGCCGGTGCCCGACGCGACGATCGCGGCCGGGGTCGCGCTCTCGGACAGTCGGGCGGTGATCATCGTCTTGCCTATCGCGTTGATGCTGGCCGACGACGTGCCGATGAGCGAGGCGACGATGCGCGGCCCGCCGCTCGTGCTCAAGGTCGCGGTCGATGTCGCGCTCAGCCGGGCCTCGATCAGCACCGTGTCCGCCGCCAGCAGGGTTGCCGGCTGCGCCGTCTTGTTCAGCGTCGCGAAGCGCAGCGATCCGGCGATGCTGGCGAGCGTCGCGTTCGCCGCCGTACGGCTCAGCGCGGCCCTGACGATCGGCCCGCCGGTCAGATTGTGCAGCGCGCCCTGCGCGGTGAGATTGAGCGCGGCGTGGATCACTGTTCCGGCCGAGGCGGCGAGCGCCGCGGCGGCGGCGGCCTCGCTCAGCGACGCGGCGACGATCGGTCCGCCGGTCGCGACGAAGCCGGCGTTTGCCGTCATCAGGTTGAGACTCGCGCTGCTGCTGACGATGGCATTGGCGCTGAACGCGGCGTTATCGGCCGCTTCGATCAGGCTCGCGCCGGCGATCGGCCCGCCGTTCGCAGCAAAGCTCGCGTTCTGCGCCGTCGCGATCAACTGCGCGGTGATCGGCGACGGCCCCCAGAACAGGCTGTAGAGCGCGAGCAGCATGGATCAGGCGCTCATAGCGGCACGCCGCTCCGGCTGTGGATCGGCATCGGCCCCGATCCTTATGCCGGGGTTTCCGCCCAGATCAGCGCGGCGTCGAGCGAGCAGGTGGTCAGCGCGATCGTCGTGCCGTAGCCGACGTAGCAGCCCGGCGCGACGATGATCGCGCCTTTGATGTCGTCGAGAAGCTGACCGTAGAAGTCGACCAGAGACGCGGTGCCTTGCAGCGAGACGCTGGGCGCGATCAGGCCCGAGGCCAGCGCGGCGGTGTTGGCGGTGTTGACCATGCCGTACGCCGCGCTTCCGGTCGCCGCCTGCGAGTACATGTTCTTCGCCTGCGTCTGCGTTCCGGTGACCGCGGTGCCGCCCTGGTTGACGCCGAAGAAGGCGGTGCTCGACGGCGTCGCCGCGGCGATCGAGCGCACCGCAAGCCGCGCTTGCAGCAGCACCAGATCGACGCCCGAGCCGGACGGATTAAATAGGCCGATGATCGGCGTGCCGGCGGCGCCCCCGACGAAGGCGGAGGTCGATGACTGGCCGAGCGAGGCGAGCGAGAACACCTTGCCAGCCTTGAGCAGCGAATAATATTGCGGCGCCAGTTCGCTGAACAATGCTTCGCCGAAGCTGCCGCCGGGATTGGTCGGCGTGCCGGACGTTTGGCGCTGGGAGGGCAGCGAGCCGACCTGGGACTGGATAAGCATTCGGGTGCTCCTAGTTGATCATGTTGGAGAGGCTGGTCGCCGGATTGAGGAAGTCCGCCAGCAGGGCATCCGGCTCGTCTGGCAGCAGGCTTCCGATCGCCGCCGTGCGGATTTCGTAGAGGTACTGCGCCTGCACCCGGCCGAGGGCGACGAGTTGCAGCAGCAGTTCGGTGATCGACTGATCGGCCGGGGTCGAGGTCCGCGATCCCACTTGCAGCGCGCCCGCGCTGTCGGTCAGGATCGGGCGCGCGGCGCAGCTTTGATCAAGCCCGCCGGTCATGACGGGCGCAACGATCGATTGCGATGCTGACAGCGTTGGCCCGTACGCGGTCGTATATTTCGTGTAAGTTACATTATAAGCGCCCCACTGATAGCCGGGAAACAGTATCCCGACGGCAATCAGATTGCCGTTGCCATCGGTTTGCAGGCGGCGGGTCAGACCGCTGTAATCGCTTCCGCCGGCGAGCACCGGGTAGGCGGTCGGGGCGGAGCCGGACGCGATGTTGCCGCCGACGGCAAGCATGCCGGTGACGTTGGCGGTGACCGGGGTTGTCCCATTGATCTGGCCGAGATTGAAGCTGCTAATGCTGTTGATGACGGCGCCGGTTTGAATCGGCACCGCTGCCGCCCGCAACATCGGAACCGCTATCAAAGTGCCCGTTGACCAGGAGAACACCGCCCTGAAATAACGTCCTTGAACAGAAGCCAGCACTATCCCGTTTGTGACGGCCGAGGAGCCGACTACGCCCGGAGCGGACGCGGTGGTGACATTCGCCGCAGTCCAGTTCTGAAGGTCGTTCGACACAGTAAAGGTGACTCCACCCGTCCAGGTGCCGGCAAGCTGCAAGCAAATCGATTGATATCCGGTTGTATCGAGGAGGCAGACTGTGCCCGATGAGGGCAGCACAACGGTCTGTCCGATTGCGTCAGACAACTGCAATCCGCCATCGGCGCCGATCCGCATGCGCCGGTTCGCACCGTCAGGGCCAACCCCGCCGACCATCGCCGGCACCGTCTGGTCGAACAACAACGGCGAGTTCGGCGATATTTGCACCATGATCGACGGCTCGGAACCATCGGCCGGGGTGAACGGCGGCTTGAGCAGCCCGGGACCGTTGCCATCGGCTTGTGCGATGTCCTCGGCGATCATGTCGAGCAGGCCGAGATCGGCGTTGTGCACCGTCAGCCGGTTCTGATCGTCCACCGCCGCGACATTGTCGGAATCAGCCGAATCGCCGATGACGACGGCCTGGCGGAAGGCCGGGGGCAGCGTGCCGGGCGGATCGACGGTGAAGCCGTCGACCACCGTGCCCGTGCCGTTGGGCGGAAGCTGGACGAAGCTCTCGGTGCCGGTGCTGCCGCTCATCAGGCGTTGCCCATCGTGATCTGGAACGTCGCGACGCTGATCACCTGAGACGAGGCGATCGAGATGTTGTTCAGCGTCATGTCGCCGCCGCCGCCGGTTGCCGTGACGCTGCCCTGGATGCGGCAGACCGCACCGCTGTCGTAGAGCCGGAAGCTCGCCGCATTGCCTGATGCGGTGCCCGTCGCCGTCCAGGTGCCGGTCAGCGAGGCGACGCCGCCCGAGGCGGCCAGGGCCGGGTTGGGCAGGGTTCCGGTGGCGAGCGGCCCGGAGGGATCGGCGGCGGCGCAGTTCGCCGGCTCGGCGCCGGAGAAAAAGGTCAGCGTGCCCGACGCGGCGGCGGCGACAAGCTGTGCGGCGAACGCGGTGCGGTCGGTGGTGGAAAATTGCAGGCTCATCGTCAGTCTCCCTTGAGTGAGTCGACCGCGGCCCCGGCGAACGCCTCGCGCAACGCGGCGCGACGCTGCGCCAGCGCGTAGCGGAGGTAGGACCGCTCGGGCATCAGCGAGCCGGGGTGGCTGACGTGCGCGGCGAAGACCTCGTTGGTGGCGGCGGTCGCGCCCGTGCGGAACGGCGCCGCATGATCGGCGAAGAAATGCAGCGCCTTGGCATTGACCGGGAAGATATCGTGCGGCGCGGTCCGGCCGCCGAACTCGTGGATCGCCAGATAGGGCAGCCCGGTCGCCTGGACGCGGCCGAAGATCGTGTTGCCCGCGCCGACCGTGACTTCGCTTTGCAGCGCCGCCTGCATCTTCGCCGGGTTGGGGAAAAGCTCGGCCAGCCGGAGCTTGGCGACGTCGAGCACCGCTTCGCACTCGCGCTCCATGACGTCGAGCATCAGGTTGCGGATCTTGCGCGACGCCGCCTTGAAGCGGCTTGCCAGCAACTCGAGGCCGCCGCCATCGTCGAGCGCGAAATCCGTCACGAAATCCCGCCTTCCGCAATCGCCTCATCGACCGCGCTCTCGTTGCCGACCGGGCCGACCGGAATGAAGTTGTCGTCCATGCCGATGACGAACTGGCCGCCGATGCGATCGGGATCGCTCGTCATCAGCTCGTAGTCGGCGACGCTCATCTGGCCGCCGTACGGCAGTCCGGCGCTGCGCGCCATCGCCTTGACCTCGAACGTGCCGGCCTGCGCGCGATAGCTGCGCGCGCGGCTGGAATAGAGCGTGTGCGCCGGGCCTTGCGTGCTGTCGGCTTCGCGCGACATGCGCGCGGCGATGGCGTTGCAGGCGTCGGCGGCGGCGCCGTAGACGCTGGTGCGCTGGCTGATCGCCCAGATCAGTTCTTCGTCCTGCATCTGCGGGTCTTTGACCAGCGTGTCGCCGATCAGCCAGCGAAGCTGAAACAGCGCCGTCGTCGCCAGCGCCGTGGGGTCGTACGTCCAGGTCACTGATTGTCCGCCACGTTGAACGGGTCCGCCGTGGTGCCGGTGGTGTACTGGATGGCGGTGCGGATCACCGAGCCTGACGACTGCTCGCAGCGCCACGTTGACCCGGCGGCAAGCTGATAGCTGTTGAGCAGCGTCGGCGAACCGCTGCCGAGCCACCAGACGTAGCCGACATGCGTGCCGGTGTTCTGCACGCTGCACGACGAGCGCGCCGGGTTGGCGGCAAGCACCTGCTGGAACGTGCCGCCGGTCGTCACCGTGCCCGCCGCCTGGCTGAGCGGTGTCACGGCGATGGCCTTTTTCGTCTGCTGCGCGACCGAAGGCACGGCCGCGAGCAGCGAGAACAGGACGATGAGCGCCGGGGCCATGTGCCGCCTCACGACGATTGCACCCGGCTCCAGTTGCCCTTCGTGACGCAGAAGTAGTAGGCCGCGACGCCCGCCGCCTGCGCCACGCCGGTTGCCGTCGCCACCTTGTTGATGGTGTCCGTGCCCGCGCCGTAGACCTGCATCGAGTTCGTCGCGGCGTCGTTGACCAGATTGTATTCGGATCCCGGCACGGCGCTCGGGAGCTTCACGCTG